TTTCATTTGACTACCTCCTGTTTCTGTTTATTTATTGCATTACCCCATTTGCACATAAATGAAGCATATGCATGTAAAATACATAAAAGAAAAATACCCAATATTATCATCCCAATAACTTCTTTTATTCCTATATTTTTTCTTGCTTCTTCTAATCCTCTTTTAGTTAATTGTCCCATACATCCTCCTTATTACTTTCTTAATAATGTATTATACCATATTAATAGGTAAATGTCAATACCCATTTTAAATTAATTAATCACTATAAGAATCATTTTCATCATAATTTATTATATTATTTATTTCCATTACATTATCCTTGAATCCATATACTTTTTCATCTTTACCCAAACAAAATTTACTTGGTGTTTTATATTCTTTATATGTTTTCATATTTCCTCCTTTGGTACTTAATTTAATTTATTACTATGAGTATTATATCATATTCTTATAACAATGTCAATAGTTAATCTAAAATACTTTAATCAGCCATAAAGGGTAAACATGCTAATGCCATAAATAGGGATAATCCACCTTCATTACATCTGCCATAAGCATTATAAAAATAAATGCTAAAAACAACAGATATAATAAATAGTGCAAGAAATACCCAATTTTTAACTGTTTTCATTATACCTCCTTAGATGTGTATATTATACCATATCTATTAAACATTGTCAAGAGATTATTTTTGTTAATTTCTATTATAAATCCTATAAGAGTATACACCATGAAAGACATAATTTTAGAGGTATATAATATATTACCAATTTTTACCAAGTGAGTATATTAACAATATACTCTATTTGTATTTGTAGGGAAAAGTTTTAATCATAAAAAGTTTTAGTAATAAAATATCACAGGAGGCTCCACAATGAAAACATCAAGATCATTTGTAGGTAACGCCAACAGGCAGCGTATAGAACGGGATGAGGCACATATTAGAAACAAAAGAGAAGAACTTAAATTAATGAGTTCCAATCTCCTTGTACAATTTCTAAAAGGTTTTAAGCAAGAGGATATTAAGGTAACTTCTTGCAAAGATACACTAAAAGAATCAGGGCATGGGTTATCTGGAATAATTACTATCAAATGTAAATCTCTTTTAAATGAAGAATACTTTGAAAAGGAATATGAAGTAGCAATAGATGATGATGCTATTATGATGCCCAAAGAAGATGCAGTTATTGCAGGGTGTCCTATTGCCAAAGCAGTTAAGTCAACAGTAACAGAAAGCATACTGATACCAGAAGAGAAGAATTTAAAGATGTCTTCAAGTGATGAAGTTATTATAAACAATATAATAATTTCTGCAGAAGCTAATATAGTAAATCTTTTAAAGAAGTTGCAATATGAAAATGTTAAATCCTATAAAGATTGCAAAATGAGTTTGGATAAAAAAGCTAATACATTTACAGGTATGGTTGAATTCTTTATTAGTGTAATAGATAAGAAAGGGGAAAAGAAATTAAGAATACCTGTAGTTATTGACAAGTCATCAGCAAAGATGCCTGATGTTTCTATAATACAAAAAGAGATAGCCAAGTGTTCTACTACTGAAGAAATAATTGAGGAAGAGGAAGATAAAAAGGTAAGTGAATATGAAAAGAAAATAGATGAAGAAGAGAAATTTAAGGAAGAGGAAACACTTAAGACATTACATTTTGTGCCTAATGCTGTAAATTCTTCTGAAGAATCTTTACAAAATAAGAAGGCAGATCTTAATAATGTGGGAAACTTTGTATGCAGGACTTTAAAGATAAATAAAACAGTTATGCCAGAGGAAACCAAGGTTGGAGACATTATAGATGTGGAAGGTTTAAAATACAAGGTTACAGATGATAGTGAGGGGAAAATTAGTGCGGCTGGAACAGGTAGCTATTTCACACTTGTCCTGGTGGATAGCAATGAAAAAGAGGATGCCAAGATATAAATGAATAACAGATTGCAATTTATAAATAGTAAGTTCTTTATCAATATGTTTGATGATATATCTATTACTCCGGATTTTGAAAAATGTATAGAGGATTTGGATAGGATATTAAATGATACAAGGCTTAAATATAATTTAGCAGAAGTAATGGCTACTCCATTAATAGATGCCAGTTACTTGGCAAATAATACTTCAGTTTAATAATAATTAAATCAATTAGGAGGCAATTCATGAAAGATAAGAATAGTTCCATATCTGATTTTATACAAGAGGTAGTTGCAGATGATGTTATAAAAAAGGAAGAAGTGATTGGAGTTAAACCCAAATTAAATCCTATAGTGGAGCTTTATGAAAAGATTAAGAATACAACAGATATATCAGAGATAAAGAAATTGGAAGATTTGATATACAAAGCAAAGGTTGCTGAATCATTAAATAATAAAGATAGGGATAACCTAAAGAAATTTAATGATATGGCAAAAGAAGAAGTAGTAGCGGAATCATCTAAAGAAACTGTAGGCAAAACAAGTCCTAAACTTATAAATGAATATACTTCTTCAAGTCAAAGATTTAAAACTGTAGAGGATTATAAAAAGCATATTCAGAATGGTGGAAAGTTATTTGATTATATTGTAGTAGATGGTTTGCTATTTACCATGGAAGAATATGATGCATCTGGGCATGAAGTTACTTATGCAAATAAAACCGATAAAAAAACTGTTCATATTGAATGGGCAAATAGATATGAAGATATGACAGATATAACAGATATTTATATGGATGACATGTACAGTTGGAGAGATGATATTTCTTATGCTGATGAAATTAAAGATGTTTCTAAAAAATCAGAAAGAGTTAATATAGATAAAGAGAATATAGCAACAGAAGATACATTTGATGTTGTGGATCCTGATGCCATATCAAAGGACAAAATAAGAAGTATAACAATGTCCATGTATACTTCTTCTAAAGAAGTTAATTATGTATCAGAAGAGGAAGTAAATATAGCAATCTATTGGACAGATTCTTGGGAAGGGATTTTTACTAAGACTTTAAAGACTAAGGCAGAAACGGAAACACTTTATAATTCTATCAAACTTAAATTGGCAGAGATACATAAATTAATAGCAGATAAGAAATTAGAAGAGGCAGGTGTCAAGACAAAGGAATTTCTATCAACAATGAAATCAGAAAGTGAGCCTGTAGGTACTGGGGATAAATCGAGTGATAGCCCAATTTCCATGACACAATCATCATTGGTTAAAGAAGAGGCTAGAACTATAGGTCCCGAATGGAAGAAAGAAGTTAAGAGATTGGTTTATGAAGCCAATGCTTCTGGAATTGATAATAATGATGAAGTATTTGAATATGTAAAAGAAAAATTGCCGCTAGAGGTATTTGATACATGGGAATCTGCTCATGATGAAATAGATAACTTATGTTCTGATTATAATATGGCAGATGATAAACCCAAAAGAGCGCCATGGTTGAGTAACCAAAAAACTTCATTAAACAAGAAATCCTCTCTCCTAACAAAATTAGAATCCATTCATAAACAGGCAGCAATAGAGGGAATGCAATCAGTCAATAGGAGTTACTCTGGATTTCTAGTGCCAGTAGCCCAGTATGCTTTAACTGAATTAATAAAGGCAGAAGATCCTAGAATAATAAACAATGGTAAAAGCTTTTCAGATAATGTAGAGATTATAGATATACCTGTAGATACAAATAAAATAGCTTCTGTTATAAACAATTCCTTAATAATCTATCCCCATATGGTTATCCAATCCAATCAGCATTATCAAGATTGGTCAATCTCTTGTTTTGCTAAGACAAGGGAAGCAGCTATGAATTGGATGGAAAAGTTTGAAACCAAGATGCTTAAAGAAAATCAATATCGTGGTAAATGCTTACATGTAGAAAATGGTAATGTAATGTTTCATGGAGTACCCAAAATCTCTTGGGATGATGTTGTATTAGAAGAAGGGATAAAGAAAGATATTAAAATGAATACAGTTAGTTTTTTGGGTGATGTTAAACTTGCTGGAGTTGGGGTTAATAAGAGGGGATTAGTAATGTATGGACCTCCAGGATCAGGGAAGACATCAGCATGTAAAGCTATTTTCAATGAGCTAGAAGGAAAGAATGTCAGTAGAGTATATGTTACAGCTGAAAGCTTTAGGAGAATGAGTGCAGGTAGTCTTTTTGATTTACTTCCTTATCTTGGCAAGACAGTTTTGGCTTTTGAAGATATTGACATGATTTCCGGTAATAGGAATGAAGTATTTGTAAATAACAATTTACTTGGTGATCTCTTAACAAACATGGATGGTATGAGGGATTATAATGAGCCTGTTGTTATTCTTGCTTCTACTAATAAAATAGCTTTATTGGATGAAGCATTGTCATCTCGCCCGGGAAGATTTGATAGAAAGATAGAAATTGGATTACCTACAGAAGCAAGTTTAAAGATGCTTTATAAAAAGTTTTCTGATATAGATGTAACAGATGAGATTATAAAACTATCTAAAGATTTCACTGGAGCACATGTTAGAGAAACAGTAAATACAGCCAAAATTTTAGCTAGGCATGAGGATAAAACAATATTAGAATGTATGAAGGCAAGTTGTCAGATAATAAGGGATAATTTCTTTCCCATGCAAACTATTAAGGAAATCAAATTAGCTTCATTTAAGTTAATGCAGAAATTTGCAGGAATGAAGAAAGCAGAGAAGGAACTTTGCCCAGAATGTAAAACAGAATTAGAACATATTACAAAGGGGAAAGAAGATGTATTTGGTTGTCCTAAATGTAAGAAAGAAGTTAAGAGAGATGTAAGTAAAAAAGAAGCAGACTTTGGTAAAGGTATAGGTAAAGTTCCAGCTATTAAATATGAGGATGCAGTAGCACAGGGAATATTAACTAAGGATGATATGTATACAGAAAAGGGAATGCAGATGGCATTTGATGCATGGAAAAAAGACAATTGGTCTATCATAGAAAAGCTTTGGAGTAAGCCGGAGTTCTCTACTTATCAAGAAATAGACAAGTTGGAGATGAGGGATAAAGAAAATGGGTTAAGGGAAGAGAAGGATTATGGATGGATAGATTTTTATCTACCTGAAATAACCGATTATCCTGAAAATATGTTGGAACCATGGGTTGAGGGACCAGAATTGGTTAAAGAAACAAAAGATTATGGTGTATTAACAGATGCAGAGATTGAAAAATTAGATCTTAAATTGGATAACATGGTACAGGCAGTTGAGAAAGAGGGTGGAGAGTTACATTATCAAATACATACTAATAAAGACAATGGAATAACTACTGTAGATTTTGAAGGGGATGCAATGTATTGGGAACATATGAAGGACATTTCAGATGAGTTTGATGTTAGCAAAGTATCTAAAATGGTAAAGAAATCCAATATTACTCATAAAGTAGAACCTGTTGATGGTAAGTTTTATGTTTTTACTTATGATGAGAAAGGTAATAAACAGGATACAGGACATCATTTTAATACAGAAGAAGAAGCAAATAAGTTTATAGAAGATGATAAAAAATTAATAGAAAGTGGATCAAAAATAGCTTCTAAAAAGTTTACCAAGGGAGATAGAGTAATAGATAGTAATGGATTCTCTGGTAAGATAATAAGTGAACCAGCAATGGATGTATGTGATGTAATGAGATCCTTTGATAATGTAATTATAAGGGAAAAGATAGCAGATTTGAAGATAGATGAAGAAGATTCAGATGGACCAGAAGTAGCAGTTGATGTAGTAGCTAATAAGAAAGCAGAAGAAATAAAAGGGGATGAGCCTGCAGTTATAAAAGAAAATAAAATAGATAATGGCATACCTGGTGGAATGGCAGAGCACAAGAAATTGACAGAGGATCAAGTTGATCCCAAGCAATTAGCCAAAGGTATTGAAATAGAGATGGAACATACTGATGATAAAAATGTAGCAAAGGAAATTGCACTTGATCATCTTTCTGAAAATCCCAAATATTATTTACCCTATCTTGAAGATGCTGAAAATAAAGCAAAGGATAAAGGGGATGTGGATGAGAAATTTGTAGAAGATTATAATAAAGAACAGAAAGAAAGGCTAGAAGAAGTTAAACCTATTGTTGAAGAAAAAGTTTAAGTAATCAGGAGGATATAAATGAACCAGAAAAATTGGTTAATAGAATTTGTTAAGGATGTTTTTAAAATAGATAAATCAGCCCTGTTAATTGACAAGGTTACAGAAAAAAATAAGGGTGAGATACTGGCCTATACAGCGACTGGAGCAAAGGGAGAGTTCATATGGCAACGAGGTAAAGAAATACATTATGGATCATATACTGGAGCCGGACAATATATAACTGATGCTGAATTTAGTGTAGAGAAAACTTTAGTTTTTAATTCTGAAGAAGAAGCTAAAAGTAAGGCGATGGAAATAGCAAGTACAGAAAGTTTGCATGATATGTTGGCTAGAGATATTGGACAGATAGATTTCACTAATCATTCTAGGGATGTTAAGGAACGTAATAAGCCAGTTAAGACAATTACTAAAGAAGAAGTTCCCAAAGCCAATCCACCAGCCACAGTGCCTGTTACTCCTAGTGATCAGACATTGCAGAAAGACAAAGAGAAAACTATTGAGAAAGCCAAAGATGAATTTATAACACCTCCAGAAAAAGTTGTTCCTAAAAATGATTTAGGACCAACTGTAAAAGAGGTAGAAAAGCATACTAGTTTAAATATTAAGGCAGATGAAACAGATAGTAATATAAAAAAGATAGATGAATTACAATCTGAAATAAAGAAACTATTAGAAACAAAGAATGATGATGATTTCAAGAAAGCCAAAGAGTTAATGGCAGAAAAAGACAAATTAATGAAAGAGGTATATGTTGTAAAGGATTTATCTAAATCCAATGCTTCATTGGATATTCAAGCAAAAATTTCTCCTGATGCTATAAAGACAGCTATCAATGCTATATCAAAAGAATGCAATGGATTAATTGTAAAGATATGGGTAGTAAGTGAGAAGCCTCCTAGGTTTGACTTTGATGTTAGTGATCCTGGGGATAATGATGAAAATAATATGGATGCCATATTAGAAAAAGCCATTGATATTATGTTAATAAATTTGAGACCCTATCAATTAGATAGAGAACCATTACCAGAATTTAAAGAAGATACTAAATTACCCAAAGACAGAGAAATTCATACAGGGGATTTAATTAGGGTTAAGAATAGAAAGGATTTAGGAGAGAGTCTTTATATGGTAATAGATATAAAGGATGATAAAATAGGAATTACTAATTCAAGTGCACCAAGTGATTATGATACTCTTCAGAAACCTATTTGGATAGATAAGAAGGATGTTATTAAAACAAATGCTAAATTAAGAGGAAGTTATGGTATCAGTAAGTTTGCAGATCATACTGTAAAGGTTACAAAGACAGTAACATGGAAAGACAAGCAGAATAGAGTACATACTAAAGTTAAGGAAACAGTAAAAACAGTACCTGATAAAAAGAAAGATGATATTAAGGATGAGGTTAAGGAAATAGATATACCTAAAGAAGAAATTAAAGAAGTTGGTAAAAATAAAGAAATAGTAAAAGAAGATAAGGTTATAGAGAAAGAAGAATCCAAGAAGGCATGTTATATCTGTAATAAAGAGATAGCAATAGATAAAGATATATGTGAAGTATGTGAGAAAGAGGAAAAAGCAACTTTAGAAAACATTAAATAAAATCAATGAAAGGAGACCTTAATAAATGGAGCCGCAATATGAAAGAAAAAGTGATGCTGTAATAGCAGATGTTAAGAGTATGTTATTAGTTCATGTTGAAGCACATAAAACATTAGATGTTAAAATGGATGATTTAATTCTGGTAGTAAAGGGCAATGGGAAGCAGGGATTAGTAGAAAAGGTAGATATATTATATAAATATGTTTATTATGTTATGGGGGGAGCTGCAACTGTGGGGATTCTTTATTGTATAATATCATTTGTTTTACCATTAATATTACAGCATAAATAGGAGGAAATTTAAATGTATAAGAAAAATTGGCTTACAGATCTTGTAGATTGGGATAAGAAGGTTGAAAAGAAAGCAGGAACATTTGATTACTATGAAGAAATGCAGGCATTGGCAATGAAAGCTTTTGCAGAAGAAATTAAAGCAGGTAAAGATGTATCTGTACAAAGTGATATTACAGGAGATATGTATATTATAACACTTGATTTCAAACCTTTTATTAAGGGTAAATATGAAGAGGTTAAGAAAAAATTAGAAGAGAAACTGGCAGGGGTTGGTAAAACATCTGAGGTTACAGATCCCCAAAAAGAATATGATATGATGAAATTACCAGTAAGGCAAGTTAGTATAGAAAATATAAAACATCCTGAATGGGGAGCATTTGGCATATATGAAGATAAAGGGGATTTTTATGAAATACATGGTGAAGGTGGAGATAGGGTATTATTTAAAAATGAAATGGGGGAGTGGAAGGTTAAGGATACTACAACTGTTGGGGAAAAGAAGGCCAGTGATGAAGTATCTACTGAAAAATATGAATGTCCTGCATGTAAGACAATATTATCAGATACACAGGCTTTATCTGGAGCAACAGGTGGACCTTGCCCAGTTTGTAAATATAAAGGTAAATTTAAAGAAGTTAAAAAAGAAGATAAGAAAGCTGGATATTCAACAGAGGACATTTCTAAAGAGAAATTTTTAAGTATGCTTAAATCAAACAAGTATGAATGTGTATCTGCTTCTACTGAGGATATGATTGGTAATCCAGGGAAATATATTAGGAAGATGGTAAAATTTGAGATGAGTGATCAAACTCCTCCAAAGTTATTTGCTTCTACTGGGGAAGGTCAACAGAGTGATTTTATGGAGTTTGAGCAAGTGGGTAATAAGGAATCAAGTTTAAATAAAGAAAGTGGTAAGTGGTATGTTAATTATAAGGAAGATGGCAAAGATGAAAGGCAATATTTTAAAACAGAATCAGAGGCTCTTGCTTTTGTAAAAGAAAGAGAAGCAAAGGGAGATAGAACTGGATATAGAAATGAAGATGATGATACTAATACAGAGTGGCTGGTTTGGTGGATGAAAGGGGATAGTACTGGAAAATTACAAAAGCAGATATTCACAGATGAAAGAGATGCTAAAAAGTTTGTAGAACAAAAGGATAAAGAAGGATATATGACTGGATATAGTACACAGCAAAAGGGAATGGGAACAAAGCATAAATATTCTAGTTTAAGTAAAATCTCTTGGCAGGGTAAACTACAAGATAGCTATGATAAAGATTTTGAGCAATTTAAACATTATGATGAAACATATGGGATAGCAAAGAGATTGGGATTTAGTTCAGCAGAAGAAGCATGGAAGGCTAATCCTGTTATTAATGTAACATCAGATCCAGAAGATTTAAAAGTTGTTGAGAAGAAATCCAGCGAAGTTCCTGAAAAGTTTAAACAGTTAATAGAGGATTTAAAATCAGCAAAGGGGGAACCGGATTTAGAAGCAGATGTAGAAAAGAAATATCCTGCTGAATTAGTTAGTGAATATAGAAAATGGCAGAAAGAACAGTATGGTAAAATGTTGACTTCTGATAAGAAAACAGATGATGAGTATGCCATACGATGTTTTATAAATGGTAAAAGGAAATTTACTCACACATTTACACTAGAACAGGCAAAGATATTTTATGATACAGCAGGTGTATTGAGGGACTATATTAATGAGGAATATTTATCAAAGAAATCAAGTAAGAAAGCAGAAGAAAGTCATGAGGATTTAAATGGTTATGTGGCATTTTATAAAGGTAAGAAAACAGAGGTGTGGGCAAAAACATCTTTTGAGGCGCAGAAGAAAGCAGCTGAATTTTTTAAAGCCAAAAAATCTTATGAAGTTACTGTAATGTTGGCAGAGAAATCAGATAAGCCAGGGGAAGCAGTTGTTCATGATCCATCAGAATTAAGTGGTAAACAGGCAGAAGAGTTCTCTCCTAAGACAAAAGAATTAATGGAATCTCCTGATAATAAAGCAACAACAGAAAATATAGATAAACATTTAAAAGAACTAGAGGATAAAGGTGAATTGCCAAATCAGCAAGTAAGGGTGTTTGATAATGGTGGAGAAACATTTGATAGATATACTATAATATTTCCTGATGGTTGGATAGTGGGATCATCTGAGAATCCAAATCATCCGCAAGGATTTTGGCAGCATGATAAAAACATTTTTGAGGATTTAGGACTGGAAAGTATAGATCAATGGATTATGGGGTTTGATAACCCTGATTATCCAGAACAGACATTAGAAAATACTTTGGGTAAGGAAGTTAAAGTAAGTGATTTACCTGAAGCAGTACAAAGACAGATTAAAATAGATTTAGAAGGTAAATTGAATAAATCTATTAAGAAGGCAGAAGAAACCAAAGACAAATCATACTATGAGGAAATAGTTAGTCACCCTGGTAAATTTGAAGGTGAAAAGGCTTATACACCTTATTTTTATGATATAGCTATGGATGGTGGTGCTGATGATACAGTTGAAGGATCTGATGGAACCACATATGATGCAATAGATATTTCAATAGATGATGCCAATCTTTTCCCAGAATTAAAAAATAGTGTTGGAAAGTATTATATCTTACAATATTCATCAAATGGATTTGTTTATGGTGCTATACAATCTGATAAGGTAAGGGGATTATAGAAAAAGGACCCAAATTGGTACCACTAGAAGATGATGTTAATGAACCAGTAGAATAAAATTTTATATTAGGAGGTTTTATCATGCATAAAGCAAATTGGATATTGAATGTAATAAAGAGGGCTGAAAAAGAAATGCCTAAAGAAATTAAAAAGGCAGAAGTTATACCAGAAATATCTGAAGTAAAAGATGAACCTTATATTTGTGCTAGATGTGGTAGTGAACTGGGTATAAAAAGAGAAGATGGTATTGTATTATGTGATGTTTGCAACAAGGTAGAAGAAGCAGAAAACCCAGAAGATAAGAAAGCTATAGAGCAGCATTATAGTCCGGAGAATAAAGATATAGATGTTTATGATGCAGATGCTGATGACCTAGTATTACTTGTAGAAAATGAAGAACCATTATATGGAAGATTATATGGAAGATTAATGGATATATATAAAAATTTAACCAGAAAGAAATTAAGAGGAGTATATGATGTTGCATTAGCTCCTAAATTATTTATGTATCTTGTAGAAGAGGTGGCAAAGCTTTGGTTCCAAAGAATTACAGATTGGGCAGATGATGGGAAATCACAAGTGAATAAACCTACAAGAGAAGTGAAGCAGCAGGCAGCAGAAGAGTTGGCAAGACGTTTTGAAGAAGCTTTTACTAGTAAAGAATATGATTTCATGACAGAATTAGAAAAGAAATATAAAGCAAGAGGTATTGGAAAGAAAGATGTTCAGAAAGAAGTTATACCAGAAGTTAAGAAAGAAGAAAATTTAAACAAAAAGTCCGGTGCCACTAAGCCTTTTGATGTTTATTTATATAATAAATTAATAGATACAGTTTTTTATAGTGGTGAGGGTGAAAGCGATATTGAAGACATTAAAAATGATTTAATAGATCATGATGGTTATGATCCCAATATTGTGGTGAAGGAAGGAAAGTTAGATAAGAAAGCAGATGATTCAGATGATGTATTACATGAGTTGGATAAAGTTTTAAATCAGCCGGCGACTCCTAAAACAGAACAGACTACAGAAGTTAAGCCCAAAGTAGCTCCTGATAAAGTAATTAAACCTACTAAATTAGATGTTCAGAAGATAAGATTGCAACAAGTGACAGCACAAGATGTTAAAGATGCTCAAGATGTAACTACTGGGGAATTAAAAAATCTCCTTGAAAAAACAATAGCTTTAGGTAAGATGATGCAAAATGATGATAAAATGGTAAAAGATGCTATTGATCAGCTTAAAACAAAGATGGAAAAAGAACAAGGTAAATCACAAAAAGTTACGGTAATGATCAATGCAGCTGGTAAGTTGTTCAATACATTAAATGTATATGAAAAATGGGTAGCAAGGGTTGGTAAAGACATATTTGCCAAGTTGACTACAAGAACAGAAAAGAAAGAGTTTGTCTATCCAGAGGATACAAAGGAAAGTATTTTAAAAAATGTAAAAGAAATGGAAGATAAAAAAGCACAGGCAGTAAAAGAATTGACTGCTGAGATGGATAAAAAGATATTGGACTATCAAACATCTATGGCTAAAGAGATAAAGACTTTAATAACAGAAGATGTTAGGTTGGTAACTTTCCCTGACTTGAAATCTTCATTAACTATTGAAGCAGTTTTTGCAGATACTATAAAGAATTTGCTACACAGTCTATTGGATTGGGGAAAAGGATTAGTTGGATTTGAAAGAGAATTAAAGAAGATATAAAAAGAGAAGAGGGGAACTTATGACAATGAACAATAATAGTTCAGGTGCAATTGGTATAATTACCGCAGATAATATTTCTATAATTGATGAGGCGTTTGACAAATCCTTTAGAATACTAAAGAGGTTGAAGGTAGATTTATTTGATAACCAAGTAGATATTATTGAACATGTTATAGATATTAACTGTGAATATATTATAATAGTTTGTGCTCGTGGTTCTGGAAAAACCTATGCTGTTGCTGCTGGACTTATACTTCTATGTGAAGATAATGCTGATTATAAAGTTGGTATATTTGCTCCTAAAGCAGATCAGGCAACCAGAGTTGTTGGGGTAATGTATAATATAATTGCTAAAAGCAACATGAAAGATTCAGTTGATTTTAAGAGATCAACAAAAACAAAAATATATTTTAAGAATGGTTCTTTTGTTATAGCACAATCTGCTTCTGAACAGGCAGAAAATGTCGGAGAACACTACAATTGCCTAGTGGTAGACGAAAGCCAGAAAGTACGAGACCATGCCATGAGTGAGACAATAATCCCAATGGCAACAGGAGCACACCAAAAAATAATAAAGATAGGTGTACCACGATATAGAAACCATTTTTTTAAATCATTTAAAGATAGTAAATATACAAAAATAGCATATGACTGGACAAGATGTCCAATTCTTTTACAAGGCGGTAGTATAACATTAAAAGATTTAAATGGTATAGAGAAAGAATATCCCAGAAAGCAATTAGAGTACATGCCATTAAGTTTAAAGATTAAATTATTTCCTCATAATCCTGAATTACACGAACAAGAATCAGAAGATGAGATGGATGAAAATGATTTTAAAACTCAATACATGATAGAATGGATTGAATCTTTAAGTCTTTTATTAACTGATGAAGATAAAGCTAAACTGATTGGTACACATAATTATTTAAATGAAGGCAGACCTGGTGAAGAATATTTCTTTGGTATAGACTTTGCAAGTGGCACATTAATAGTAAAGAAAAACAAACAGGGTGAAGTCAAGCAATCTGGAGATTTCCATGCTCTATCTGTTTGGAGAAGGCTTTTAGATGGAACTAAAGAGAAAGTCTTTGGATCCACATGGAGTAATAAAGAAAGTCCACTTGATGTATTAGAAGAATGTAAAGCCGTTGTACACCCAGTAACAGGTAGATTCAGATGTAAGTTTGGACTATTAGACTTTTCTGTTTTGGGGGTAGCCGCTTTAGATTCTCTTAAAAAAGATAAGTTCCCAGTAGAAGGGGTTCAATTTGGTGCTACAGAACATATAACCCACAAAAATTGGAAGAATGCTTTAGTTGATTTATCTATGTTTGAATTAAGGCATGATAGAGTAAAATATCCCAATCAAGATGTTATTAATTCAGTAGTAGTAATTAAGAAAGGTTATAGTGAGTGGTGCAATATTGAGAAAGAAGAAAAGCTTGGACCCAATGCAAGACTAGAAGCTGCTGAGGGTTTTCATGATGATATTATGTTTTCAGATGCACTTTGCATTTGGGCCTGTGATAAACATTCCACATTCAAACAAAGCAATGTAGGCAGTCATACAATAATTATGCCAGTTATGGGTGGATCAACTACCAGAATGCCAGGTGGTGGTGGTCATAGTGGTCAAAAGACTTTTGGTGACAGAATGTTGGGGAGATAAGCCATGAGAGCAATATTAAAGCAATTAGACGAATATAAAGGATTTTTGGGGGTATTTCAAGACAGCATAAGTAAACTTTATAAAACCCTTACTAAAAGGGATTTTGAGAATAAGATAAATAAAGAATATTTGGAGATGGCTATCTCTGATGCTAATAATATTATAAATAATATAAACAATCAAACACTAGCTATATTAAATTCAGAAAATTACAAAGCTTCTCAAGAAGAGAGATATGGTCTAACAGAAAAGGAGGTTAAAGATGAAAAAAAGAAAAGATATTTGTGAGTTAGAAAAGGAAATAGAATTGTTGAAGCAAGAAATGGCAATACTAAAATTGAATCAAAAGGTGGTGTATGAATATCATTACCACTATGATACCATACCTGCTAACCCACAGCCACAGTATTTCCCATCATTACCAATACATACACCTGTGGATCCTTGGGGAAATCCTACTGTGATATGTAAAAGTGGTACTTTTAGTGTAAGTGATAATAACTTTACTATAACTGATGGAGTATACTTAACATGCAATCAATAACAGTTTTGAAAATAATTTCAAATAGGAGGAAATAATATGTCCGAAAATAAAGAGAATTTGTCAGAATCCGATATAATTGCAATGACAGGTCGACACACCCTTAACTCGGCTTATCGGTTTGGGAATATGAAGAAAGATGGTGGTGTTGTGGCTAAAGGTGAAGATATAATAAAAGAAGCATCTGCAGCCAATGTAACACAGGCACAATCATTTTGGTATTCTCCAGAGATGACAAGTGACAGCTGGTTACTTCCAAAGTCAAGGCAAGAAATTTTAAAATGGGTAAGGATTTTCTTTAATTTAGAACCTTTTATCCAAAATATTTTGCTACTTAGGGCTTACTATCCTTTCTCCAGATTTGAATTAAATTCTCAAGATGATTCAGTTACTGAGTTTTATAAAGAAATGTCTTTCAATGAAAATTTTGATTTGTTTTATTATATACTACAAAGTTCTTTATCTTATGAAAAATTTGGTGAAGCATTACATTTCCTAAATAAAGAAAAGATTTCAGAGGGTCCATGGTCCGGCTCAATGAGGTGGAAGAATGGAATACTTTTAGAGCCAGAATTAGTTGAAATAGAATCAGCTTTATTTGGAGATGGTAAAATAACTTTTGCATTAGTGGCCACAGAAGAGATGAAGAAAATAGTTGGTAAGATGGATGAGAATGAACTTTTACAAAAAGGAGTTCCTCAAGAAGTTATCACTGCAATTAAAGCTAATAAAAATATACCATTGGATAATAATAATGTTTCACAGATTGCCAGAATAACTGATCCATCTGCAACAAGGGGGACAGCGCCAATACAATGTTGCTTCAAATGTTTAAGTGGAGATACTATTATTCCTTTATTAAATGGAAAGAATAAATCTATTAAACAGTTATATGAAGAAAAAGCAAAAAATATTTATGTATATTCTATAAATCCAGAAACACAAAACATAGCATCTGGATTAGTAGAAGAGGTAATGTTAAATGATGTTAATAGGGAAATGGTTAAGATTACATTGGATGATGATAGTAGTTTTAAATGTACACCAGATCACAAGATAATGTTGAGAGATGGCAATTACTGTGAAGCCAAAGATTTATTAGAAAATGAATCCTTAATGCCTTTATATAAAGATATATGCAAAGATAAGGATGACATAATATGTGATCTTAAAGAGTTGGTTTTAATTAATCATAAAGTTAAAAAAGCAGAGTTTCTCGCTGAAAGAGAAGATGTTTATGATTTGATTAATTCAAAACCATATCATAATTTTGCAATATTAACTTCTAATATGTCTGGTATATTTGTTAAAAATAGCCTTGTTTACCAGGACAAGATACGTCTTGCACAAGTAGCAGCAGCAGATAGATATCACATGCCAGTAGAACTTTGGACAGTTGGAGATATAGCAAATAATATTTTACCTACACCAGATCAATTAGATAGTATAAGGGATATGATTAATCAGGCTATACAATCGCCTCCCTTCAGTATGGTCTTTCCTCCTTATATAAAATATGAGGCACTTGGTGTAACAGGTAAGCTCTTACCAGTGAAAGAAGATTATGATTATTTACAGGATCAGATAATGGTTGGACTTGGAGTCAACAAAAATTTAATCACGGGTGATGGACCAAGTTTCTGTCTGGATGACAAATCTAGAATTGTAACAAAGTCTGGTTTGAAGTTTCATGGTGAGTTGACAATGGAAGATGAAGTGATGACATTTAATCCAGAAACAGAAGAATATGAATATCATAAACCCACCAATATTTTTAAATTTGATTATGAAGGGCATTTGATTCATTTTAATACTAACAGTGTTGATTTAATGGTTACTCCCAATCATAGGTGTTGGGCAAAACAAAGATATAAAGGTGAATGGGGATTTGTAGAAGCCAAAGATGTACAATCTAGATCACAAATGAGAGTTGGTGGAAAATGGATTGGAGAACAGCAGAGGGAATTTATAACTGTTGCTAATGAACAAGTAAAGATGGAAGATTGGTTTAAATTTATGGGATATTGGATTAGTGAAGGATGGGGTAATGGATACAATGTTAAGAATGGGTATAAGAGGAAAGATGGCACTATCTCCAATAAAGAACGCAAAAAGGCATGGAGATTGGGAATAGGTCAGTCTATAGGTAGTGATTGTATAAAAGACATAGAAGCAGTATGTGATGCTTTACCATTTAAACATGGTAAATATTCATATCAATGTAAATATATTTCTAAAAAAACAAATAAACTTGTTGCACCACAAAAAAGTTTTGTTTGGTGCAATAAAGATTTAACCCAGTTTGTTATTAGTGAGGCTGGGCAAAATTCTTTTGTTAAACATATACCTGTATGGATGAAAAATGCAGAACCAAAATATTTAAAATTAATATTAGATGCATTAATCAAGGGAGATGGCAATGAAAGAGTTGCCACTAGAAAAGCAGAAACAGATAAAATTTATTATACTTATATTACAACATCCAAACAATTGGCAGAAGATATTTGTGAAATATGTTTTAAATTGGGTTATATGCCAACATTAAAGGATAAAAATGATAAAGGAATATACCTTGTTTATTTTTCTGATTCAGATCAAAATTTAAATGGTATACATTGTTTGGATAGTAAATCAATATCCAATGTAATATCTCCATTTTATTACAAGGGTATTGTATGGTGTGCAGAGGTTCCCAATCATATTTTCATGGTAGAAAGAAACGGCAAATTTATTTTAACAGGTAATAGTAATTTAAAGTCAATGTCCCTACAGAACTTTACAATGATGGCAAAGACCAAAAGGGATCTTTATGAAAGCTGGATGATAAATAAATTTTACAGGCCTATAGCATTAGATAATAAATTTTATTATCAAAAGGGTAAAGAAAAGGTATTAGTGCTTCCACAGATAACTTGGTATAAATCTCTTGATATTGAAGAAGAGGCAGAAGAGAGAAAGCTTTATATAGATATGCATGAGAAAGGGTATGTAAGCACAGAGACACTTTTTACTAAATTTCCCAGTTTAGATTATGCAACAGAAAGAAGTAAGTTAGAAAAGGAAGCAGGGACAGTATTTGATAAGAATGATAGAATACCTAAAGAGTTTATTAAAAATGATAATGCAGGTGGTGGTGGGGGAAGACCTAGTCCAGTTGTGCTTGGTCCTGGGGAAGAAGAAACAATTAAACCAGAAACTCCTTTACCTGGTGCAGAAACAGCACCAGTTGCTGAAACACCTGTAGCAGAAACACCAGCACCTACACCAGCAGTATAGGTGATATATGGTTTTTGTACTTAATATATGTTAAATATATAATATTTTAATTAGATATATAAGGAGGTTAGTATGCCTATATCAAAGATTGGATCACCAGAAAAGATAGTTATAGTAAAGACGGGTAAGGAAACCAAGAAGAAAGGGGGTAAATAATATGATAGAAAAGACTGGATCCCCTCATAAGATAGCAGAAATAGCTAGTAATAATAAGGATTTTGATATAATGTGGGATAAAATAGAGAAGAAGAATGATTTATGTAAATGCTCTCACTGTAAACATTTATTATCCAAGAAGATAGAGGGTGCAGCTACATTAAAGCATAGGGGATTAAAGACTATAATAAAGAGTGGGGAAATAGAGATAATCTGCCCATCTTGTAATACATTAAATTGTATAAAAATAGGATAATTTCTTGTTATAAATCCTATAAGTATATATACTAAAGATTAGTTCCAATTATAGGAACAATTGCTATGACAAGCTTTTGTTCCTATTTTTTTGATATGAAAGGAGAAGATATGGCTGAAGAGATTAAGAAGAAAAAAGAGATAAAGGATTATGTTGAGGCAATGATAGATAGTTGTTTACATCGCACAATGGGTAGGGCATTAGATTTAGTAAGAATAAGTGAAATGAGTGATAGATCAATGGAACAATTTTCCAGACACATGAAAGATTATGTCAATGAATTAGAAACCTATATTATAACAGATTTTAAAAGTAGGGGAATTATAAAGGAGTAAAAACCTGTGGCTTTAAGGATTGAATGCAAACATATATTTGTAAAGTGTCCCCTAGAAAATTGTAATGTTATGGTTGATAATAACAAAAAAAGACATGCAGGGGGAATATTAAAATATTGTTGCAAGGAACATGCAAAAATTGGCAAGGGAAAAATTTTATCCAAGAGATTGTTTAAAAAAGATAAGCATATTTTAATCAAGTGCCCAATAATAGATTGTAATGTATTAGTGGATAATTATATAAATAATTATAATAAAGGTGTTAAAAAATATTGTTGTAGGGAACATTTAAATATTGGTAAAAGTAATGCACAAAAGAGACGATATGGTGATCCAATAAAAAGGGAAAAGCATAGATTGGGTTGTAATACTGTTAATGCTAAAAAAAATTATAGTAAGTCTTCTACACAAACATGGGGAAATTCTAACTATAAAAAAGAAATGAGTATAATGAGAGGTGGTACTGGAATATCTGGGGAATTAAGTGAATATGGTGTTGAGTTTACAAAAGAATTAAAGGAGTTTATTAGAAAAAGAGATGAATACACCTGCCAAGGGGAAGATTGTGGCATAACTGAAATAGAACATCAAATGAAATATGGTATAAATTTGTGTATTCATCATTTAGATTATAATAAAAAGAATTGTAGTGAAGTTAATTTAATAACACTGTGTCATGCATGCAATGCCAAAGCAAACTTTAATAGAAAGTATTGGGAAGAGTATTTTACTAAATTAATGATTTCTAGAATTAATATAGAAAATACTAAATAATTGGAGGTTTAAATTATGATTAATAAGTTTGGTATGTTAGCTAAAATTTCAGCTCATGGAAGTTTCAGCCAAGTTGCTAGAGGCACTACTATAGAAAAATATGCAAATGAAAAATCTATTGAAAATAAGAGTGATGAATTTTTATACTTTCGTGCCAAGTTTTTGCATGCTTGCCCAAATTTATCAACAGAGAGACCCATAGTAGAGGCAAACATAAAAGGATTTTGTGCTAATGGTAATGGAGATGTATTCCCCCATGATGAAGTTTTAAAGTCTTATGCATCATTTACAGGTAGGCATGTTGATCTAAACCATCAAACTGATAGGCTTATAGGCAAGATAATAGATGTTTATATGGTTGAAGAAAAAAATAATGATATAGATGAAATATATGTTGAAGGACTTTGTAAGGTAGATAAGAAAGCAGAACCACAAATAGCCAGACAAATAGAAACTGGAATATTAGATTGTGTTAGTATGGAAGCTTCTGTTGCCTCAAGTGACTGTTCAATTTGTGGTAATGTCATTCATAATGAACTAGATAAAAAGTGTGAGCATTTTATTGGTGGATTAAATAAGGAATCAGAAATAGGCGGAGTTAAAATAAAATGTTATTCAATAAACAGAGGAATAACTTTTACAGGATTGGGGGTTGTTAATATACCTGCAGACAATGATGCTAAAGTTCTTTCTATTATATCTGAATTAAAAGATAGATTAACTACAACAAGTGCAATAGACACTGCTAAGCAGACTGATATATTGGCACAATTGAATGAGTTAATTGCTTCTTTGACTCCAGAGAATAAAAAGAAAGTGCAAGCATGTGTTTGTGAAAAACCCAAAACAGAGAGTGTTGTAGATGAAGCCCTTAGAAAAATATCTGGATTTGAGTATATAAAACTAGCAGATTATTTTAAACCAAAATCAGTAGATATTACTGAAAAAGCAGAAACGCCAGTAGCTGTTGAAATGACTCAAATTACTGCTTCTACAACAGCTACTGTTTCTGCTACAATATGTGAGGCTTGTGTTGAGATAAAATCTTCAATAGTGGTTGCTACTGCAACCGCTACAATGACAGCTACAATTGAAACCAAGGTTGAAGAGAAGAAAGAAGGTGTTTATAAATCTGTTTTCATTAAGAAAGCAGATACCAAACAAAGTTATTATTTAATACTAAAAGAAAGCAAACCAATTATGAGAGTTGTATTGAGTAAAATTTGGAATGCTGAAGATCTTAAAAAGTATGAAAGTTATATAACAGATGAAAAATCTTATGGAAACAACTTGGTTGCATATATAGAAAAAGAGGGATTGGAGAAGCTTTCCAAATTAATGAATGAAAATACAATAGGAGGGAATATAAAGATGGAAATTAAAAAAGAAGTTAGTATAGATGAAAAGATTGCTGTAATAAAGAAAGCTATGAATTTTGCAGATGATTATATTGAAAAATTAAAAGTAATGGCTGCAAAGTGTCCCAATTGTTTTAATAGGGTTTATGATAAAATAAGTAAAAAAGAAGTAAAGGCAGATGTTGTAAAAGATATAAAAACTGTAAAAGAAGAAGTTAAGATAGCAGATGTTAAAAAGGATTCATCCGCATTTGATTTGCAGGATCCTATTATAATAGGTGATGGCTATCTTGGAACTAAGGATAAAGATACAAAAGAGTTAATAATCAAGGATAAAGCTGGTAAAGAAGTAGATAGATTCCCAGATGCCTTTGGTGATGATATAGCAGTTATTATAAAGTTTTTCAGAACACTTTATAAATTAGATAAAAAACCTGAGGATGAAGTTGGTTTGCCAAAAGTAAATCCTACAGAAGATAAAGGACCTAAAATAGAAGAAACACCTTCTGAACAGACTAAAGAAGAGAAGCCTTTGGCGGAAGTTGAAACAGTACCTGCAAGTAAGAAAGTTGAATTAGTGGTAAAGAGTGAAAAGACACCTGAAGAAATTAAAAAGGAAAAAATAGAAGAGAAAAAAGAAATTAAAGAAGAAAAGAAAGAAGATAAGGAAAAGGCTGATAAAGAAGCCAAAGAAAAGAAAGAGAAAGAAGAAAAGGAAGCTAAAGAGAAAAAGGAAAAGGAAGAAAAAGAGGCAAAGGAGAAAGCAGAGAAAGAAAAGAAAGCTGCTCTGGAAGCAGAAGAAAAAATTAAAAAAGCATTAGAAGTCAAGAATGAAAAAATATCCAAATTGATTGAATTGATGGCCAATAAGGGTCTTATAGAAGCAGACCCCAAGGATTTAGAATATTTTCAAAAAGAAGGATTTAACATTTTAGATTGCAGAAAGAGTGCTTTAAAGAAAGCAGTTGAAACCCAAAAGGCAACTTTACTGAAGATGGATGATAGCTCAATAGAGGCATTTGCTAAATCAATAGGATTAATTAAGAAAGCTTCTATTGCAATAGATAGCAGTCTATCAAGCATTATTATGAATATGAAGGTTGAAACATCAAAAGATGGATGGTTAGAAAATTTAAAGTGGTCTTAGTATCTACAAACAATAAAAATTTTAAATGATTTTTGTAATAAAAAGAAAAGATGAGTAAAGAAAAGTGAAATAAAAAGATAAGAAAAGCAGGGATAAGTTAATCATTTAAATGCATTAAGCAATAAAAAATTTAAAAATAGGAGGATTAAAAACATGGCCATTTCTGTGCTTAAAGAAGGTGTACGTTTGCCCGGTTTCAGCAAAACAGCTTTAACAACAGTTACAATTATAGCTGGGCAGGTAGTTCAGTTTGAACCAGCAACAGGTTATGTCAGGCCTTACAATGATATAACAACTTTACCTTTAGGTTTTGTACTTGAAGGATCAGTTGCTCCGGCTGCAGGACCAAATCCAGTTGGTACAGGTTTTGATTATACAAACTATTCAAGAAATGGTTTGTTCTCTGTATTGACAGGTGTAGGTGCAGTGATTGAAGTTTCCAATAAAGATGGTATGGGACATCCTTTTGATACATCAGCAATTCCTAGCCCAAATGCATATGTATATGTTGGTGCAAATGGACTACTGACAGGTTCAACAACTGCAACAATTAACGTAGTTGGTATGTTGATGTCAGTTTCTGGAACAGGATCAGCAGCAGTTATTAGAATTAAATCTTTAATCTAATTTATTTAAAAAGATTAGATGTTTTAAATTATTAAAATTTTTGGAAACAAAATATGTAATGATCTTAAATGGTCGCATATTATATAAAAATAGGAGGATAATAACATGGCAGATGAAATAGTTAAAGAAGCTGATATTTATGACAAGACTTTATCGGCTGCGGAAGTAGAAACAAAATTAACAGCACTTCTGGCATCTCCAGGTGGTTTGCAGAAAGTTGCAGCTGGAATGCTTTCACCTCTGAAAAGAGACTTGCTTTATGAAGGAAGAATCAGACAGCTCTTTCAGACATATAAATTAAGTTTGGGAGAAGAAGCAGTATTTGATGCTGATATAGCAGTTGGTGCAGCTGGAATAGGTATTAATGGTTTACCTTATCAGACACAGGTTGTATCTGACAGGGTTAGGATAGACACAGCACCTATCAGCACAAAACCCATAGTAAGATGGAATGAAAGCAATTTCCGTAAATTTGATGTGTTGAATAAGACACAGGAAAGAGCAAAAGCTTCCATTCAGCTACAGGAAGATTCCAAAGGTTATACACTATTAAAATATGCTTCTGGTATAACTGGCCAAGCAGACATCCCGGGATTAGAAGGGACTACAGCTGCAGATGCTGATCCTTCAGTGCTAAGTGATACATCAGGGAAACTTTCAATGGACAAGTTAGCAGAAGGTATTGTAACATTAAGATCTAAACTTCTGAATGCTTCTAAAGTATTCATTAACCCATTCAGGGGTAAAGATTTCATGTTATTCAATACAATAGTTGGTGGAAATGGTGGAGCAGGAATATTTGCACCTAACTATCAGGAAAAAGCATTAAATGCTGGTAAAATAGGAAACATGATGGGAGTTGAAGTTATTGACTCAGTTATGGTACCTAAAACAGAAGTATATGTATTGGCACCAGCAGACTATATTGGTGTTGTTGCAATCAGGACAGACATCAGTGTAGAAACAATGAAAGATGCAAATCAGATGGCAGATGTATTTGCAATCTGGGAAGATCTTGGATTTGTAATCCGCTTTGTAAAGGGCATTGTTTTAATTAATACAACTGCCTAGTTTTAAAATTAATTATTGGGAGAGGATTTATAAAAGTTTTATAAAAAATTTCAAATCCTCTCCCTTAATAAAAAGTTTTGTTTTAAAATCTTTATAAGGAGGGAAAAATCGATGGCAACATACAGAAGTACAGTAGATGATTTAAAACTAGATGATGTCTCAATTGATACTGATGGCGATGGTGTGTATGCCCCTGTTCTTTTAGATACAGGAGAGTATGTACCTACCGCTTCTATAGATTTTCAGGCTTTAAATAAATCAGTGCAATCAGGAGCCATTTCTAGGGCTATTACAGCAGGATGGTTGACAGTTGCGGGTGATGCGGATGTTGATGTTGAATATACATCAGATAGATACTCAACAAAAGATCCGGCATCAACAAGCAATTGGATTCCATTAACTGATATTAGCAAATTAGATAGACAGAGCATGATGCATGTCGCTTGCAAAATGACAGGTGCAGATCCATGGGGTGGAAAAGGTCAGATGGAAGGAATTTTTTCTGATGTAATAATCCAATCAACAGTAGGAGCAACTCCTAAGACAAATAAATGGATAATAGGAGCCGAATTAAAAGCTACAGCTCAGGCATCTTTGGCTGCAGGAAGTATGTTAGCTGGTGTGTATGCTAAAGTAACAGCAAATGCAACAGTAACATTGCCTTTAGCAGTTGGTGTATATTCATTGTTAGATAGTTCAAATACACCTACAATAGCTTCTGGGTATAACTTCTATGCTGATATTAGTAGTGGTTCTTCATCCCACTATACAGCAAGAGCTATATTGGGTTGCACAGCTGGCACTTGGTCATATGGTGTAGATCTTAATGGTGGAACATTCACACTGGGATCTATAAGATTGTCTAATGGTATGGTTATTAAATGTTCAGATACTACCCATGTTGTATTCAGTTTGGGTGCGTATGCTGCAACAATAACATTAGCATAATTTATTAAAAATATGAAGGGAACTTCAGTAATAATGCTGGAGTTCCCAATATTAAATAAAATATTAAGGAGGGTTTATGAAAGAGATAGAAAATAAAAGTTGGAAAGTTTTAGATAAGGAAGGTAAAGAGGTAAATGAAACTCTTTTGATGATAATCTCTTATTGTATAAACATAGGTACTAAAGAGAATGAGTTTCCTTCTGGTATAGAGGGTTTTAGGCTTTTAAGAAGAATTTCTGAATCTTTTGATAATGCTGATAAAAGTGGCAAAATAATTTTTGAAGATAAGGATTATGAAATAGTTAAGAAATGTGTAGAGAAATTTATTCCAGCAAACTGGTCAGCCAATCCCAATGTGTTTTCTGCAATAGAGAGTTTTTTAAATTTAAGTCAGATATTAAAAATTAATTAAATAAAATATTAAATAGGAGGCAGTAAAATGAAAAAGTATATTTGTGCAGTACAGAGTGGTATGGGTGGATTGGATCTAAATGATCTTTTTTGGTTTGAGAATGGCAATAGAAGGATAGTTATACTTCAGAAAAATGAGTATGTACCAGTTGAAAAAATAGATAAAAAGGTTTTAACATCATCTCTGCTAAATGGTTGTTTATTCAGATGTTTAAATGCAGGTTGGATAGTGGAATCAGATTCAGATCAACCAGAACTCAAAATAATAGAAAAAACAAATGAAGAAAAGAAAAAAGAATTTGATAGAGCAGAAGCAGAAAAACAAATAAAAATTGATGAAAATGCCAATAAAAGCCAAGAACAAATGGCTGAACTTTATAAAAGAAATAATAAGGAAGTAGCTATAGTTTCAGACGGAGCAAAGGTTGTATTAGATCCTGCTCCTATTGTTGTTAAAGAGGAAATAGTTGTTAAAAACGAAGTATCTAATGATGATACTAAAGAAGTAAATTCTTTTGAATCTTTTGAAAAACTACAACATTTTAAAAAATTGTCATTCATTGCAAAATCTGTAAATAAGGCATTATTGAAAGAAATATCTGAAAAATCCACATCAAAGCAAATAAGGAATAATAGTTTTAAAAGGATACAATTAATCAAGTAATTAGGAGGGAATTGGGATAATTCAATAGCAGCAGGATTTACAAGCGGTAATAATACAATAACATTTTATAATGGTGTGTATTCTAATGCCTTATTAAAAGCAGGTGGGACAGGAGTATCTCAAGATTTTAATAATTTAATAATAAATAAACCAGCAGGTTCTTTAACAATTACTAGAAGTAATTTAGATGTAGATTTAGCATTAACAATAACAGCAGGGACTTTGGATTTGAATGGGAATAATGTTACCACAACAACATCTTTAACAAATCATGGGACAATCAGATTACAAGGTGCAGAAACAGTATCTTGGGCAACAAATTATACAACAGATGGAACTTATGAATATTATGGTGCTGGAGCAGGACCATATACAATAAAAGTGTTTACAGGTGATGATTATTATAATTTAAGTATAAATGCAGCCAATGGAACAGATATATTTAATCTTGATACTAACATAGTTTTAGCTGGAGGATCATTAAGTGCAGGAGCAGGTATTTTGTCTCTCAGTGGATATAATATAACTGGAGGTTCTTCTTTAATATGTAATTCAGGTTGGATAAGATTAAAAGGGATTGAAACTGTATTTTGGACAACAATTGATGGCATGTGTGGTACATTTGAATATATTGGTAATAATACTCCAGATAATATAACTATTAAAAATTTTGGAGCATCTGGTTATTTTAACTTAATAATTAATGACACCAATGTTAGTAAAGCAACATTTGTTTTGAGTGCCGATTTAAGAGTTAATGGAAATTTAACTATATCATCTGGTACACTTGATGTTACAGCAAGCAATTATTCTATTACATCATCTGGTAACTGGACAGATTCAGCAACTTTTACTCAAAGAAGCGGATTAATAATATTTAATGGAACAAACAGACAACTCATAACAACAGGCAGTAATAGTTTTTATAATATGACAGTTACAAATGTATCTAAACAGGGATTAAGATTTGTTGATGCTTGTACTATATTAAATAATTTTACAAGTATATTGGGTGGAACACAATTATCCTTTAATGGAACTTCAACTTATGCATTTAAAAATATAGTAATTAATGGGCAATCAATAGATAAAAAAATAGTATTGCAAAGTTATGCTACAGGTATTGCATGGTTGTTTAATGTAGCTGGAACACAATCAGTAAGTTATGTGGTAGTTTCAGATTCAAATGCAAGTGGAAGTGTTGCTCCAATAGTTGCCACAAAAAGTGCTGGTACAAATGTAACTAATTGGTCATTTAGTATGGCAAGAGATTTTGGTGAAAGAATAGAATCAGCATTAAGACTTGAATCTAATGTTAGAGAGTTTGCAGAAACAAGACAACTTATTGCATAAATTAAAAAGGAGATTAATTATGGAAAACCAAATATCTGAAGAAAAAATATTTAGTACAAGTGATCTTAATTTGGCTTCTTTTCTAAAGTGTCAAAATATGGAAATAGCAGATGTTAAGAAAGATGGTTCTAAAACCACATTTTTATTTAAGGACATACCTGAAAGAAAACAATTGACAATAGATTTCTACAATGACCACAATTGTATTTCTGCAAAAAAGCTCCTCGGGGCACTACGAGATCTTAAGTCAATAACTTTCAATGTAAAATGAAAAATTGTAAACAATAAAATGTAATATAATGTTTAAAACAAAAGAGGCAATTAAAAATGGTAAAATCAAGATTACACACAAGGGATTTAAGTTCTCTAAAAATTATTGCTGATACTCCTATTGATAACAAAGTATATGTTTCTGCAGGTACATTTTTAAAATCAGATTCTAAAGCCACTGTTAATTTTTCAGGCGGTCTTTCCTTGGCTTTTTCCCCTGTAATAACTCCGGGGAATTCAAGAGTAGATCTTTTAATAATAACAGATGCTGCTACATTGACTATAGTACAGGGTACAGAAGGACTGCCTGGGGTTGCGCCTGATTATCCTGCTGCAGAATTAGTATTGGCTGAAGTTACTATTAATCAAACAACAGGGGTAACAATAGGAAATAATAGTATAAATGATGTTAGACCATTTTTGGGGTTTGGGGGAGTCACTGCTGATCCACTAACAATTGGTACAATTGATGTAGGAACATTAACAGTTACTGGAACAGCTTCTATAAATAATTTAATAGTGAATACTGTTAATATATCCACTAGGCTTAGTGAATTGA